CAATCTACAATCAGGTGAAACCGAAGACCTGCATGAGGTCCGAAATCTTAAAACGCTGAATGTGATCGAGTAATAAGGACTGTCCCTTCACTCTGATGTCAATTTTGACTTTTCTGACATCCTCCACCATCGGGTTGATAGTTAGAGCCACTGCTGCCGCGTAATCAATAAGAAAACGTAGCAAAGTCGGATCTGCCATAAGCAGATTCGGCAGGCCATCGATTAGACGCTCCAATCCTGGCCCATCAATATTAAGTAGTCCGAGTATCTGGTCTGACACCGAGTGCCCTCTGAACTCCTCATGAAAAGTAAACATGTTCAATTTTCCAACAAGTTTTAAAGCCACCTGTTCGGCCGTGTCTTCTGAAGCCCCTAGTGCAATCAGTCGTAATTTAATTAGGTCTGGAGAAAAACCAACTTTTCTGTCGCGCAGCATATTCTTAATCGTTGGCCCTTGTAGAAATACCGTGGGGAAACTGCGATCATGACTTAAATCAGTGGTCGCTTTCTCGTACTCTCTACTCTGAGCGTCCGCAGCTGACGTGATCCCAACGGCATTGCAGAACCGTTGCAAGCAGGGGTCCAATGGCATTACAGCACACCTACCTCCCGTATTGTAGGGTTCTAGGACACTAGTTCTCTCGATACTCACATACTGCAGCCACTGATATTCTGGCAATTCTAGCATATCTGTTACCGGACATACTGTCAATAGTGCTCTGGCTAAGTGTAGTTTCGCATCGATGACCTGCTCTGCTACTGTGGCGTTATCTTTTAACCGTTGAGTTGCTACCATTAAAGGTGCGTCTTCGAAAATAGGTGGTCCGTCATCTACCATACCCAATTTCACTCCAGTCTTCTTAAAGTATATGCGCGCGGCCGCTCTAGACCGCATCCACTGGTTGTATCTTGAGGCTTTCAATCTATCCTGCCATTCCTTTACTCCGTTCCATAACTCTGGAACTTCGGAAATTGGGATTTGCGGGAACTTTGATCTCGTTGAGTACCCAGCGCTGCGCACTCTGGAAACATACGCATTAACGTCGTCTCTCAGTGTACCTTTCAGATCATATGCTAATACAGCATCTTTTGATAATCCAATAAGCGACCTAGGGTGCATGCCCACCATCCCATACGAGACTGGGGCAAATAAACATCCATATGGTAGAGTGACTCTCAGGCGCATACCGCCCTTGGATTCATCTAAGCTCGTAGCGGAAGCACGCATGTCAGGATTGCCTTTAGCCATTTCTACTATTTCCTTTGCGAACTTAGCTCCAACGGTCGTCCGGATGTTAAAAGACCAGAAGGGAAAGGCCAAACATAATCGTAATCCCATCAAGTATGGCATCCCACGCGACATCAATTCAATGATGTTTGCACAGAACGATCTCGTCTTTTCAACAGGAAGTAGTTTATTCTGAGAACGTTCTGAACTGGCCCATTGCATCCTATGAGGAGTTGGGATAACAATACCATGAATGGATTGTTTCTGTAGATACTCAGCCCTAAAAATTCTTAGGTCAGTCGCTTCAGGTTTCATCTTATTACCAGTTGAGTCGGCAATATCAGAAGTTAGCTTGGCCATTTGCTCCAGGTCCTTCGCGTACAATACCTCGGTCGAATCCATGAACATCACATGAATGTTATCATCACCTTGAAGTTCCATGTACTTTGTGCCCACTATTTTATGTATCTTCATTTTAAAAACAGTCTCAAGTATATCTGAGAAGGCGACGTTAGCCCATGAGTCTTCGGCAGATGTACCGTACTCGCCTGAGTTAACTTGGTTGACACCTTGAACCAAAGTTGCATCGGGTTTCTTAAAAACCATTCCTTTAATGAATTTTCTTTCAAGGGAAGTGACTAAATCTAATGCGTTATGAAAAGGACCAATCGGCCTAATGTACTTCCCCTTGAGCGCCATTTCGGTGAAGAACTTTCTGTACCCTTCAAGAACGTACTGTCTAAAGTTATTGGACCGCAAATGTGCGTCCAGACTAGAAAAGTCGCGCAACATTATCAAGGTATCTGGATTACCAGACTCAAAGATATGTCTACGATGTCCGCCAATAATTCCACCAACTTCACTTCCATATGAATACTTTGGGTCCGCTTTCAGAGCACTTCCGATTCGCGCATACAGCCAAGTTTCATAAGCGAAAATGTATATTGGTATCATAAAAATCAGACGCTGAGCGCGACCAGGCACTCTACGAGCACCAGTCCGACAGGGCATAGCCTCAGTTCCGCTCTTATCAAACATCTCTCTTGAATCCATAAAAGGTCCAGGGCCTAAAATCAATGAAATTAGTGCCTTGTCATTCACAGATACGTTGTGATCAGTCCCGTTATACTTAAAAGTCATCTTCTTCGCCTCAGTGCCCGCATGTCTCGTAGTCATAAGGCTTGGGAATTGATTCTGCCATTCTGAATCAGACCAAAAACCACCTTTCATCTCTACTGATACGCAGGTATCATATACAGCTTGTACAATGCGTTCGCCGAATGATAGCATGCCAGGGCCAACACCTGGATTAGATGGTGCTGGGACCGCAGCTGACAGAAGGTGATTATCAATCACCTTATTCGTCTCTTGAGCGACGTAACCCATAATGAATTGAGGGAACATAGTGAATTGATAATAAGAGACATTCTCATCTGTCATATCAGCAGTCGTCAGCATGTTATACATAGCTGCGAGCTTGGGGAGCCCGTTCTTCCTCAACTCATCTAGCTTCTCATCCATAAAAGGTTTTACACGCATCAGAGCCTGGCGGTCGCATGTACGATCGGTGGGATCAAAATATTGGACTGAGTATTTCAGTAGTTCATCATGTATACCAACCGGGTTCCAACGAAGATTAACGACACGCGAAGGCTCGCAAAAAGCCATTCCCTTCCCTGGTGGTAACATACCTTTAAGATCAAGAGCGGCTTTTATACCGAGATCGTAGCCCAGTTTAACTACCTCTTCAATCGGATTCGCGGTGCCAAAGGGAGCCGGCTTTTCAACACCTTTCTCAGTTATGAAGAATCTGTAGATGGTTGATTCGCCTTCCTTTGCCAATTCGCCGATTATTTTATGGTGTCCCTTCGAGTGATACCATTCGAAAAGGAAGGCATAATTGATAAAGAATAAAATCCTTTTAGCCGCAATCGAATCTCTTGACCCTGTAAGTGATGGCTTTCCGCTCGCTCCCACTTCAAAGAAAGGTTCAATAATTTTTCCTCCTCTCGACGACGTTGCTAGCAAATATCCTTTCAGCAATTGCATCGGCCGCTCAGCGAAGGTTTCGAAACATAATCGCATCATTTGTAGTAGGTTAATTGTACGCATAGGTCCATAAGCAGCCGTTTGATCTCCAATAATTTCATTTAGATGATTCATGTTAATTGGAGCAGCTTCCTCTTTAATACTATCTTTGTCTTGTTTCTTTTGTTTACTTTTGCTATTATTATTATTTAGCAGTGGTATGTTGAAGGGAGGAAGATTTAACTCTTCTTCCATTCCTTGCTTGTACTCGACATTCGTGTCGACAAAAGGTACCGGAACAACATTGTCCAGAACTTCGTCCCACCGTCGATCGACATCCTGATCACCACAATCATAGATGCCTACGAATATTTGTTTCAGGGCGGCGTATCCAGCATCTGTGTCTACCCCTAGACACGATACAGCCTCTCTAAAACGTAATTCAATACCAGCTTT